TTGACCCGCAGATGCAGGCTCTCGCAAAGCTGGTCAAGGCCGAGATCGAGAAGCACAACGCCGACGCCAGTGCCCATGCGGAGACTATCACGGCAGCGGTCAGCGCAGCCGTGAAGAACCTGTCTGAATCCGGGGAAATCCTGAACGAAGAACAGGTAAAGGCTCTTATCAAGGAGCAGGTGGACGGCGGCACAGGCGGCGGCTACTATGGCTCCTACAAACTCACCCTTGCAGCTGACGGGTGGAAGCCCGCCCGCGGCGAGGATGAATACGAAAACGCTGGCGGTATGGATTACTACCAGTGCATTTATGATGCAGAACTGTCGGACAGCACCAGTGAGCTTGTACCCGTTGGCGTTGTATCTCCCGGCAGCTTCTATACTACGACCAAAGCGGGTGTCCTGAACGGGTGCGAAACGCATGATGGTTTCATCAGATTCTTTTCTCAGCGCATCCCGGAAGCAGACATTCAGGCGACCGTAACCCTGTTCGGGAAAGGAGGTGGTTCGGGTGAAACCGGTAGCGTAAGCATCGGTCAGGGCTTGAAGCGCGACGCAAGCGGCGCTATTGCCGTCCGCATCGGCGAAGGTCTTGACTTCGACAGCGCAAACGCGCTGACCGTCCGCAAAGAAACCGTTATGACGAGTGAAGACCTGCTCGACGAGGAAGAAACGCAGCAGGAAATCGTTGATATGCTGAAATAATTTTTAGGAGGACACTATTATGTCTAAGCAGATTTCTACCAAGACCACCATCCGCAACCTGACCGCTGAGATCAAGAAGACTTTCGTCAAGAAGGACGCCTTTACCCCTGTGCAGACCGCAGCCAACGCTGCTATCAAGTCTCTTGGCGTTGACGGCAACACCGTGAACTTCTACACCTCTACCGACAAGAGCGGCACTGCTGCTTTCTCCGTTGACTTCCCCTCTGAGCTGTTCCTCGACCAGACCAAGACCACCTTCGTGGCCAAGTTCAAGTTCGATGCTGCGACCTACCCCGGCGCTACCGACCCCAAGCTGGACGGCAAGCCCGTCATGGTGCTGGCCGTCAAGGGCGAGAATCCTGACTCCTGCACCTACTCTTTCCTGAGCATGGCTGCGCTGGTGGATACCTACAAGGCTAAGGCCGTCGGCAAGGATGCTTCCACCACCGTTACCATCGCTGGCTATGAGGTGGATGTCAAGGTCAATGTTTCCGCTGCTGCGGGCAACGCTCTGACCCTGAAGGACGACGGTCTGTATGTTCCCACCCCTGAGGAAGTGGACATTTCCGGCAAGGCCGATAAGGTCACTGGTGCTACCACCGGCAACCTCGCTGCGCTGGACGGCGAGGGCAACCTGACCGACAGCGGCAAGAAGCCTGCCGACTTTGTGGCCGCCGAGGCTGGCAAGCGCCTGATGACCGATGCCGAGGGCGAAAAGCTGGCCGGTGTCTCTGAGGGTGCCACCAAGACCGCAGCCAGCTCCACCAACGGCAATGTGAACATTGACGGCAAGGAAGTCGTCGTGTACACCGAGCCGGAGAATGTTCTGCACGACGAGGATGTGGAGGACTTCTCCGCAGAGGAGATCGCCGCTCTGCTGGCTGACTAAGACATGAGGAGGTAAGCTCTATGGCAAAAGCGAAGATCAAAACGCTTTTGGGCACAGGGCTTGCCGCGCTTTGCAGCCACATCAAGCAGTGCAACACCGCACTCGGAGACCTTTCCGAAGCAACGGCAAACGGATTCGAGGAAACCGATGACATCCTGCACGAAAAGCAGGATGTCACGGCTGCGGTGTCTTTTACGATTCCGGTCGATGGCTGGGGCGAGGATGATTCCTCCCCCGGCTATTTTTGTTGTGACATCCCCATTGCGGGCCTGTTGGCTACCGACATTGTGGATGTTACGGTACTGCCGGAATTTTACGACGTGGCGGGTGCGGTGGGCTTTATTGCGACCGAAAGCCTCGAAGGAAAGCTGCGGCTGAGGGCCGCCAAAGCTCCGACCGAGAAAATTTCTGCACAGTATCACATTACAAGCACCGTGAAATACACGGATGCACAGGAAGGGGGAACCTAAATGGCATACGGTTCTTTTAACGCAGGCCCCGGCAAGGCGCCGGATGAAGATGTTGTCCGCACTGACCAGATCGGCATTCCGGGCGGCATTGCCACGCTGGATGCAGACGGTCACCTGACCGAGAGCCAGCGCTGGGAAGTGGACGGCTACAAAAAGGCTGAGACCGACCAGCGCATCAGCGCAGCCGTGGACGCTCACAACGGTGCGGAGAACGCCCACAGCGACATCCGTGCCAGTGTGGCAGCTATGAACGCCAGCATCAAGGCCATTGAGCTGAAGTTCGGCACGAACGTCACGAAAAACCCGTTTTCTGCCACGTTCGGCAGTCTGGACGGACTGACTGTGACCGGCGTGTGGAATGCCGAGCAGGCAAGGGTGGAGTTCTGACGATGGCTGAAACATTCAAGGTCGGCGCGAATGCGCGGGAACTGCTGCGGTACACCCAGAGGGCAACCCGCATTGTCACCGACGACATCAGCCGGAGCGATGCCCGGAAGATCATCCAGAAAGTCGCAGCGCTCGAAGATGTGCGCGACATCCAGAAGGTGTGTGGCACTGCCGTCCATGCACTCGACACGCGGGACAGGGAGGGCTTTTCCAAAAGCACTTTCCGGCTGTACGGCGAGGGCATCCGGCTGACCGCCCGGCAAATCCTGCTGGATGCACACGCGGCGAACAACGTCAATTTTCAGACCGACTACGACAAGCGTGTCGAGAAGATCGGCGCGGTCGTGGACGGCTGCTCTCTACTGCTGGAATACCTGACCATCTGCACGGAGGAAGGTATCATCAGTGCGAAGAAAGCCGGTATCTGGACAAAGAAGGTCACGGACGTAAAATACCCGGCGATGAAGTGGCTCACGTCGGAACGCGGACGTGCCGAAAAACTCCGGGCAGAAGCGGAACGGAAACGGCTGACCGAACAGGCTGCCGCCCTGAAAGCCGTCCTTTACCCGGAACCGTAAACGCACGGCGGGCAACCGCTTTGCATAAAGGGTGCGGTTTGTTTGTCTGACGCTGCCATTTGGTGGCTGCGCTCTCCGAACACCAACAATAACAACAACGTCTGGAACGTCAACACCGATGGCTCCAACAACAACAACAACTGGTACAACAACTCCTATGGTGTTCGCCCCGCTCTGATGGAACCGTGTGACGAGTAGGCATAAGCTGAAAGCAGTGCGCCCATCAAAGGAAACCGCATCCTGTCGCTTGCCGATGCAGGCAAGTGATAAATACATCCCGCTGAGGTGGGCCATCCCTGCCGGATGCAGCCCACTACCGCAACGCGAACCAGCGGAGGGTAATTTTGACATACGAAGAACTGTGCAGCTTTGAGGTGCTTTACAAAGCCTACCTTGAAGCCCGGAAGGGAAAGCGCAGTAAAAGCAAAACAATCGAGTACGAGGCGCAGGCGCTGGCCTGCACGGAAAAGCTGTCCCGCAAGCTGGCTGTGCGTGATGTACGCCAGCCGGGCGGCGACATCCGGCAGCAGATATGCTATGTGCCAAGTAAGTTTGAGGTCTTTGCCGTCTATGAGCCGAAGCGCCGCATGGTACACGCCCCCGCATTTGTGGACAAGGTGGTGCTACACGCGCTGGTCGATAACATCCTGTATGATGCTCTGACAAAGAGCTTTATCCGGGACAGCCACGCAAGCCAGACCGGCAAAGGCACAGACGACGGCCTGATGCGCCTGAAAACTCACATGGTGGACTATTACCGCCGTGAGGGCCACGGCGCGGACGGCTGGGTGCTGAAAGGCGATGTGCGGCATTTCTTTGCCAGCATCGACCACCGGAAGTTAAAACGCAAACTCAAGGCCGTGCTGGACAAGCGCGGCGTTGACCCGCGTGTCTATGAGCTGCTTTGCATCTACATCGACGTGATGGAGGACGGCTTGCCGCTGGGCTACCAGACGAGCCAGCTCTTTGCACTGATGTTTTTTGGATGAGTTCGACCACATCATCAAAGAGAAGTACCGCATCAAATACTATGGCCGATACATGGATGATTTCTATATCATCTGTTCGGACAAGAAGAAATTGCAGTGCATTCTCCGGGATGTTCGGGCGCTCATGGACAGTTACGGCCTTGAGCTGAACCAGAAAACCGCCATCTTCCCGCTGCGGAACGGTATTGATTTTCTGGGATTCCATAGTTACCTGACCGACACCGGCGCGGTCATCCAAAAGCTGCGCCGGGATAGCTCCAAGCGGATGAAGAACAAGATCAAGTATTGGGAGACGGCATACCCCGCAGGCGAAGCGACCAAGCAGGAAATCCTGCGGAGCTTTGATGCGTGGGATGCCCACGCCGCCCACGGCGATACTTATTCTTTGCGCAGGCAGTACGCGGACAGGCTCGAAAAATTGCTTGAGTGCAAAATCCCTATCCATCGAAAAATCAACTCGAACAAACTTGCACGTGACAGACGGCGGGCGAGGCAATGCCGCTGCATCTACAAGAAGCAGCACAAAGCCCTGTCCCTCTCTGTATCGCAGAACACGCGGCCTGCGGAGATCATGCCGTGGGCCTGAACGAAAACAAGGAGGTAACAATGGCAAACGTAAAACTGGGCACAAAAGCCGTTGGCAGCATTGTCAAAATCAAGGTCAACGGCGCGTCCAAAGATTTTATTGTCGTGCAGCAGGGCAATCCGAATACCAGCACCTATGATTCGAGTTGCGCCGGAACGTGGCTGCTGATGAAGGACATCTACACAACGTCCACGTTCGGCAACAATAACTCCTACAAGGATTCCAGCATCCACACATACCTGAACGGAACATTCTACAACCTCATCGACAGCAACATCCGGGCAGCTATTAAGCAGGTGAAAATCCCGTACCAGAACGGCACTGGTTCCGGCGGCAGCCTTGCCACCGGCTCCAATGGCCTGAGCACGAAAGTATTCCTGCTGTCTGGTTATGAGGTTGGCTGGACGACCAGCGACAACAGCTATTTCCCCAAGGATGGTGTTCGGCTGGCGTACTTTGGCAACAGCTCCGGCGGTAACAGCAAGCGTGTCGCCTACAACGGCAGCAGCGCTGCCATTTGGTGGCTGCGCTCTCCGTACACCAGCGATGGCAGCTACGTCTGGTACGTCAACACCGATGGCTCCTACTACTCCAGCTACTGGTACAACCACTCCTATGGTGTTCGCCCCGCTTTCATTCTTCCCTCTACACTCGTGGTCTCTGACGATGGCACGGTCAGTGTCAACACTGCACCTACCGTCAGCACGGACGGCGCAGCTCTGGGGCAGAAGAACGCGGCCTTTGCGTGGAAGTACACCGTCAGGGATGCCGACGGCGACACCTTGACCGTCACCGAAAAGCTGGACGGCAAGACCACCAAGACCCGCACCGGCGTTGCCAGCGGCACGGCTCTGACCTTTGAGCAGACGGCCAGCGCTGCCGGATTCCAGAAAATCCTGAACGGCAACCACACCATCACCGTTGAGGTGAGCGACGGCAAGGAAACCGTCAGCACGTCCGCGACCTTTACCAAGGCCGTCCACGCCGCAAGCGTGACGCTGGCTGAACCGTTGGCCGTTGAGGGCGACATTACCGTTGCCGTGCTTCAGGTGACCGGCTCCATCCCCGATGATGCGAAGTTCAAAGCCGAAGTGACCAACAACGCACTCGACAGCTCCCCGGTCTGGCAGGATGCCACGACCGAGGTAAAAAAAGGCGTGAACATCGTCTTTGAGAATAAGACCGCCACCAACGGCGCGGCGTTTAACTTCCGCATCAGCGTCAGCCGCGGCGCATCCGGCACCGGCGGCTACATCGAAGCCGTCAGCGGTGCATTCCAGTAAGGAGGACAGTCACCATGATTCAGTGGAAAAAGGACAATCTGCCCACCCGGCAGGAGAAGGAAGCCGCAGCCAAGAAGCAGCAGGAGCACGAACAGTTGCCCGACCGTGTGGCTGAAATGGAAGATGCCCTGTGCGAACAGGACGCGGCCAACGAGAAGCGCTTGACCGACATCGAAACCGCGCTGTGTGAGCTGGACGCAGCGCTGAACAAGGAATAAGGAGGTATCACCATGAACATTATCTGGGCAAACCGCCTGATTGCAGGCACTAAGACTTGGGCAGAGATGCCCGCATCCCGCCGCGCCGGTGTCAAGAAAGTTCTGGCCGAGCGCATAAACAAGGGCGAGATCACCGCAGACGACTACAAGGACATCACGGGCGAAGACTATGCAGCATAAAAGCTGGCCCGATCTGTGCGAAAGCCTGCTGACCCGGCTGGAAACCAGTGGTGCGGACACGACCGCAGAGCGCGGCGAATTTGCCGTGCTGGTGGCTGAGTGCGGGTCGAGCGGCTGCAAAATGGCATTGAGCCAGAAAGGAGAAAACGACAATGGCGATTAAAGCCTATTCACTGGCAAAGGATGGTAACAAGAAACTGTCCGCAAATTTTGCCGTGAAAGAGTTTCGCTGCAAGGATGGGACTGACCCCATCTTTATTGATGATGTGTTGGTGAAACTGTTGCAGAACATCCGGAATCACTTTGGAAAGGCTGTTACGATCACCAGCGCATATCGCACTGCCGCCCATAACAAGGCGGTCAAGGGCGCAACGTACAGTCAGCATTGCTACGGTATGGCGGCAGATATTCGGATTCAGGGCGTGGACGTGGAAACGCTCGCGACCTACGCCGAAACGCTGCTGAAAAACACCGGCGGCATCGGACGTTACCCGGTAAAAACTGGTCGTCCTGCTGGCTGGGTACACATCGACACCCGTGCGGTAAAGAGCCGTTGGGTGGGTTAAGAGTAGGAGGAAAACAAAATGGAGAACATTCTGAAAGTTTTTCTGATGGCATTCCCTGAATGGCTGGCCTGTATCTTCATGATGGTCGGCCTTGTGGTCACGGCGCTGGCGGCGGTACGTCTGGGCTACGGCCTTGTGGTCGCAAAGACTGTGTACAAGTGGATCGTCAACGCAGAGGAAAAGTTCGGCAGTGGCGCGGGTGCAGAAAAGAAAGCCCATGTCATTGCCGTACTGCGTGGGTACACCCCGGACTGGCTGGACTGGGCAATCAATGAGCGGACGCTGGATTGGATCGTGCAACTTGTGTTCGACTTTACCAAGAAGAAGCTCGAAGATTACATGGCAAAGAAATCTGCAGAAACCACTACTGTGGCCCATTTCGGTAACGTGGGGGAGAACAAGCGTAATGACTGACGAGGAACTGGAACATCGCCTGACAGCGGTCGAAAACCGTGCACAGAGCAAC